GTTTGCCCTTGTGCTGGTCTTAGTTCTCTCAATACTTCAGCATCTTCAGATGCTGATGCTAACGATTGGATGCTTACCTCTGCTAATTATGTCTTGGGCACACTCTCACCTAAAGTATTCTGGGGTGAAAATGCACCAAGATTCGCTTCTAAAGCTGGAGAACCAATCCGTGAAAATCTTAGACAAATTGGGAGAGACCACGGATATGTTTTCTCAGTTTATAAAACGAAGTCTATCCTTCATGGACTTGGACAAGTAAGAGACAGGTCATTTTATTTTTTCTGGAAAGGCGATAAACTACCAAAGTTTGATTATATAAAAAGAGGATATGAAAGAATTGAAGACACAATTCGTTCTGTGAATCGCAGATCAAATGACCCTATGAATGTTCTTACTAATTCTAATATTCCTAGTAAAAATCCATATTATCGTTATGTCCTTGAAGAACTAGAAGGCGGGATATCACATAAAGAATTTCAAGATACTAAAATAACAAAATCTATAAATGTACTAACTTATATCGAATCAAAGACAAAATATAATAAAGTTGGTCAATGGATGTTTAAAAATGGCTATGACAAAGAAGCAGCAAAATGTGAAAGAATACATAGAAAGCTTGAGTCAGGTGGAAATATTATGAGGAAAAATATAGAGTTTCCAAAGAATTATATTGGAGCTTTTGTTGGTCACTTACCAACTATGTTAACTCATCCAGATGAAGATAGATTTTTAACAGTAAGAGAATGTTTATCGATAATGAAATTACCAGAAGATTTTATGTTACAAGGCGGTATCAAAAATGTTAATCATATATGCCAAAACGTTCCTGTAACTACAGCTGAAGATATGGCTGAACAGGTTGTAAGATTTTGTGATGGACGATTAGACAATCAGTTAATAGAAACTGATTATTTAATGCAGGATAATAAGACTCAAGCTCTTATAGTAAAAAATAATCCTGTACAATTAGATGAATTTATGTTATAATTATATTATTTGTAGGAGAAAAGCAATGTCAATAATGGATAAACTTAAAAAGAATAGCAAGAGTGATTTTACTTCAGTACTTGCAGATTCTAAATTTTTTAATGATAAAGATTTGGTACCAACTGATGTACCAATGATAAATGTAGCTTTGTCCGGCTCAATGGACGGTGGTTTAGCACCAGGACTTACAGTACTCGCAGGTCCATCTAAACATTTTAAAACTTCATTTGCCTTAATAATGGCAAGTGCTTATTTAAAGAAATATGATGATGCTGTATTATTATTTTATGATTCAGAGTTTGGTTCACCTCAATCATATTTCGAAAACTTTGGCATTGATACAACTAGAGTTCTACATACTCCTATTACAAACGTAGAAGAACTTAAGTTTGATATTATTGGTCAACTTGAAGGCTTAGATAGAAAAGATAAAGTTGTAATTGTAATAGATTCAGTTGGTAATCTTGCTTCTAAAAAAGAATTAGATGATGCAATCAATGAAAAGTCTGTAGCAGATATGTCAAGAGCAAAAGCACTTAAAGGTTTATTTAGAATGACTACACCATATTTAAATATGAAAGACATACCTTTAATTGCTGTTAATCATACATATAAAGAGATTGGCTTATTTCCAAAAGATGTAGTATCTGGTGGTACTGGTATTTACTATAGTGCTGATAATATCTGGATTGTTGGTAGACAACAGGATAAAGTTGGTACAGAAATAAAAGGCTATCACTTTGTAATTAATGTGGAGAAATCAAGATATGTTAAAGAAAAGTCTAAAATTCCTATTTCTGTTAGTTGGGACGGCGGTGTTCAGCATTGGTCTGGTCTTCTTGACGTTGCTTTGTCTGGTAATTATGTTTCTAAGCCAAGCCCTGGTTGGTACGTACGAATTGATAAATCAACTGGAGAATTGGTGGAACCAAAAGTTCGAGAAAAAGATACGTTAAATGAAGAGTTTTGGAAACCAATACTTGAAGAAACTGATTTTAAACAGTACATCACTAATAAGTATTCAATACTAAACAATAATATAAATTTAGCAAAATTGGATCAGCACTAATGAAAGAAAGTGTACATTATGAAATAATTCCAGATCGTGACGATGAACAAGCTTGGAATGTTAGAATGTTAAAAGGTCCATTCACAGAAACTGTACTAAAATACGGTGTAATTAAATTTAATGAAATTCCAAAAAACATGTCATTTAACTTTAAAATAGTATATTCACCTGATACAGAACTTACTGTAGAAGATGCAAGATTACAAGATTTTGCAGGAGAAGTTTTAGAGAAAATTATGGAACAAGGGATGAAAGATGGATCAGTTATTAATAAGGAGATAACACATGGAAATTAGTTTAACTGCAAGATTAACAACTTTGATGGATGAAATATCTATTGCAAAGAGTAAATTACAACCACATGACACTGGTCATATACATACTTCAATATCATACTTAGAGAGTAGAGTAGAAGAAGTACAAAAAGAAATAGAAGAAAGGTTAATGAAAGTTGCCTACTAATTTAGAACAAACTATATTACGTAATCTTCTTACTGATGAAGATTATATGAGAAAGGTATTACCTTTCATCAAACCAGATTATTTCGAAGGTATTTACAGAATACTATTTAGAGAAGCTGGTAAGTTTGTTGCTAAGTATAATAAATTACCAAGTGCTGAATCATTTAAAATTGAATTAGATCAAAGTGATAAACTAAGTGATGAACAATATAATCTTTCTATGGAAATTGTTCCACAACTTTTTAGTAATGATAAAGTTGATAATAAATGGTTACTTGATACAACTGAAAAATGGTGTCAAGATAGAGCGATATATAACGCGATCATGGAATCAATATCTATTATTGATGGTAAACATGAACAATTAACAAAAGGTGCATTACCAGATTTATTAACTAAAGCTTTAGGCGTTGGTTTTGATTTGCAGGTTGGTCATGATTATACAGAAAACGCGGAGGAAAGATATGAGTTCTATCATACAGAAGAAGACAGACTTCCATTCGATTTAGAATACTTCAATACGATCACTAAAGGTGGTGTCCCACGTAAAACTCTTAATATTGCTCTCGCTGGTACCGGTGTCGGTAAGTCTCTTTTTATGTGTCACGTTGCTGCTTCATCTTTAGTCCAAGGCCAAAACGTTTTATATATTACAATGGAAATGGCTGAAGAAAGAATAGCCGAAAGAATAGATGCAAACTTACTTAATATACCTATTGACCAATTAGATAAGATAAGTAAAGATCAATTCACTACAAAAGTTAATGATATAGCACGTAAGACAACTGGTAAATTAATCATAAAAGAATATCCAACTGGTTCTGCGCATTCAGGTCATTTTAGAGCATTATTAAATGAGTTGAAATTAAAAAGACAATTTGAACCTGATTTAATCTTTATTGATTATTTAAATATATGTGCAAGTTCTAGAATGAAAGGAATGGGTGGTGCAATCAATTCATACTCTTATATTAAAGCAATTGCTGAAGAGTTGCGTGGTCTCGCTGTCGAGTTCGACCTCCCGATATTCTCAGCAACACAGACGACGCGTTCTGGTTTTAGTAACTCAGATGTTGGACTTGAAGATACGTCCGAGTCTTTTGGATTACCCGCAACTGCCGATTTAATGTTTGCTTTAATATCAACTGAAGAACTTGATAAACAAGGTCAATTTATGGTTAAACAATTAAAGAATAGATATAATGACCCAACAAAACATAAAAGATTTGTCATTGGAGTAGATAGAAGTAAAATGAGACTATATGATGTTGAAGAATCAGAACAAACTTTAACTGATGATACTCCAGTATTTGATAAAACTGAAAGTGGTAAAAGATTTAAGGAATTTAAAATATGAAAGCAGAATTAATCTCTTATAGTAAACCATCTGAATATTCAGTATGGTCAGACCACCATGAAGATGACAATGATGAATATGGTCGATTAGTTTTAGATTGCCAAGACCTAATAGCATATTGTGCAAGAGTATCTAATCCATCTAATCAATCTAATAAAGCAACAGCTGAAAAATTATTAAGATATTTAATTAAACATAAACATTGGTCTCCATTTGAAATGGTAAGTGTGTGTCTTGAGATTACTACTACAAGAGATATCGCAAGACAACTATTAAGACATAGAAGTTTTAGTTTTCAAGAATTTTCGCAACGGTATGCCAATCCACAAGAACTAGGTGATATGTTTGAATATGCTGAAGCAAGATTACAAGATTCGAAAAATAGACAAAATAGCATAGAAACTGAAAATGTAATGTTACACCAAGAATGGTTTGAACAACAAGAAAGAATTATACAACTTTGTACTGAAGTATATGAGTGGGCTATTGAAAATGATATAGCAAAAGAACAAGCACGTAAAATACTACCAGAAGGTTTAACTAAGACTAAATTATATATGAATGGAACAATAAGAAGTTGGATACATTTTATTGAATTACGTTCAGCTAATGGTACTCAAAAAGAATGTAGTGAAGTTGCTATAGCATGTGCAAAAGCAATATCAAAAATATTTCCAATGGCAGAGGAGTTTATAAATGAGTAACAAAGAAACACAAGATATGACAGGAACTGGACATTTTATTGAATTACCAACTCCAGAACCAGAACCTGAAAGGTACTATGATTGGATGTTGTGGAAGTTAAGAAAAGACCCGAAGTGGAAAAAAGTTATGAATGAAGAACCAAAAGAAAATTGGATAAAACGTATATTAGGCGGTAGTAGTATTACTTTAGCACTAATTTATACACTTGGACATATCGCTATTGCAATGAATGTAGTATATTGGATGACTGGTGCTAGTATCTGGGAAGCTGGAATAGTAGCATTAGTTGAACCAATGATAAATGGAGTGTGGTTCTATATTCTTCATAGTATATGGAAGAAATACAATTAACATGTTAAGTGAAAACTTTCGAATAAGTGAAAAAACTTGTTTACAAAGTGATTTTTTTATGATATAATAGTATTATAAAATTAAACATGGAGTTGTTATTATGAGTAAAATAAAAAGTTGGATGATGGATTTAGAAGAGCAGTTTAATGATAAAGCTCTTAATATCATCAAAGATTCAGAGTTCTTAAAAGAAGCTCTTAAAAGAATTGAAGAGTTAAGAGCTAAAGAATATAATTGGATGGATGAAGATGACGTAGCCGGTATGGTTGAAGATGCATGGTCAGATTATTATGCTTAATGTAATATCTGGAATGTCATTAGCATTCATTGCGTTTGGAGCACTTACATTATGTAGTCCTCCAGCACCAGCTAAAACAGCTAAAGCACATTTAATGCATAACGAAAACTTTGAAGTTGATTGTCTAGCTCAAAACATATATTGGGAATCAAGAAATCAACCAGTAAAAGGCATGTTAGCAGTTGCAATGGTAACTCGAAATAGAGTACTTGATAATAGATTTCCACATACTTACTGTGAAGTAGTACATGAAGGACCAACAAGACCATCATGGAAAGACCCTAAAATATATTATCCAGTAAAAAATAGATGTCAATTCAGCTGGTACTGTGATGGTAAAGCTGAAAAGGTACCAAGTGCTGACGCAGATTTATATTACTTTATAAAAGGCATGGCATATAAAATATATTTTGGTAATGAAAAAGATATTACGTATGGTGCAACACACTATCACGCTGATTACGTGAAACCAGCGTGGGCAGAGTCTAAAACAAGAACAATAAAAGTAGGTGCTCATATCTTTTATAGATGGGAAAGAAATACACCTAAATAAGGAGAATAAATGATAGATTATAAATTTAATGAAGATGAATATGTGCGTGAGTTGCAAAGACACATTGATGCAACTTACGATAGTCACTATTCGAAAGAACAATTTCAAGCAACAGAATTTATAGTTGACGGCGGACATGGTACTGGTTTCTGCATTGGTAATATTATGAAATATGCTCAACGATACGGAAAAAAAGGCGATTCAGCTCAAGCTAGAAAAGACTTAATGAAGATACTACATTATGGAATTATTCAATTACATGTACACGACTTAAATGAAGCTCTAATTCCATGCGCAGATATTGATAGCGATCGGAGTGAAGTACAATATAATTATGATAATGGTTTAGTGTCAATTGATGTGTCAAAAAATTGACAAAAAAAAGTGTCATATTATTATAGGTGTCAATAAATTGACAGTACCCTTTTAGACTATAAATATTATCATAAGGAGCAGTTATGCCATCACACAAATTATCAGATGATACAAACGTAGCAATGCCAATTCGAAATCTACTGTCAATAATAGCTGCAGTAGCATTAGGTGTATGGGCATACTTTGGTATCATAGAACGACTAAATTCTACTGAAACAGATATTACATTAATGAAGTCTGATTTAGAAAAGAATACGGAGTTTCGAATTAAGTGGCCACGAGGAGAATTAGGTTCACTACCATCAGATGCAGAACAGTTTATGTTAATTGAACACCTCGCAGGTCAGTTAGAGAAACTTGCAAAGAATATTGAAGAAGGAAAAGCTCCATACGATCAACAACAAAAGCTTACACTTGATTTTTATAAAACTAGAATCGAAAAACTTGAAGAACATATAGAAAAGCTGAAAGATAAGATAGGAGTAGGGGTAATTAACAAAAGACCTCTAGAATAAAAAATGGAAATATTTACAGGTTTTATTTTGTTAATGTTTATGAGTGGAGATGTAAAGCCGTCAGAATTTAC